GGCTTAGGTATAGACCGAGTTATGACTCTCACTATAGAAGCCTACGTTAAAGCGAATCTTACGTTTGACGATACGATAGACACTATTTGCGCGGAAGTAGAAACCGCTATGGGCAATGACCCTAAGTTAAACGGTAAGGCGAGATTTAGTTATCTGGAATCCACTGACATTGACTATGATGGTGACGGTGAGAACCCAGTAGGGTATGCAACGATGAATTATGTTGTAGAATATAGGACAGCACAAAACGCTCCAGAAACAGGAATATAGGTGATATACTATGAAGTTATATAGCCCAGACGGTTTATCGGAAGTTGATGCACATCCGTCTAAAGTAGAATCTATGATCAACCTCGGTTGGACAGAAGAAAAGAAGGGTAAAGCAAAATCTAAGAAGGCTCCTGAGCCTGTAGATGCTGTTGAGCCTGAAATTAAATCAGATAAGGAGTCTGAATAATGGCAAGTCACATCGGACGCGATGGAATTGTTAAAGTCGGCAGCAATGCTGTAGCCGAAGTTAAATCATTTTCCATAGAAGAAACAGCCGACACGGTTGAGACCACAAAAATGACGGATACAGCCCGTACTCATGCAGTTACTTTGACCAGTTTTTCTGGATCATTAGATTGTTTTTGGGACGAGACGGACTCATCAGGACAGGGAGCTTTAACAAACGGCGCTTCTGTTACTTTGAATTTGTATCCTGAAGGCGATACCACTGGCGATACTTATTACACTGGCACTGCTTTAGTTACAGGCGTATCTAGAAGTGCAAGCTTTGACGGAATGGTAGAAGCTACTATCTCCGTACAAGGTACAGGCGCATTAACGTCAGCTACGGTATAACATGCCTAAGCTAATTGAGAACGCTGTAGCTCATTTTGGCACTAAGGAATTACGCAAGATTGAAGTCCCCGAGTGGGATGTGACCTTGTATGCAAAGAATCTGACGCTTGATGATAAAGCTCGGATGCTACGCCGCGCAGATGCAGATAACACTGATTATCTTATCTACGCGGTGATCTTTGGCCTTACTGACGAAAATGGCGATCAAGTATTCACTCTTGAAGACAAAGTTTCGCTAAGGAAAAAGGTTGATCCAGACGTTGTGACTAGGCTCGCTACGTTTGTTCTTACCGCTGACAATGAGTCAGAGGAGGAAAGGGAAAAAAACTTATAACTGACCAAGACAAACCAACTCAGCTATACTACATGTATGAGTTAGCAGAGCGCCTTGGTCAGCCCTTAACGACAATCCTAGACATGACTGTTTCTGAGTTTGATCACTGGTGGACTTTCTTTAGAGTTAAAAGAGAATTAACAGATGGCGACAAGAGACACAGTCCTAGCAAGAATCCTAATAGATGATCAGACTAAGTTAGGATTCAACTCCTATGCCCGTAATGTAGAGCGAGCAAAGAAAACCTCCGAAGCCTTTCGCAAGCATGCGATAGATAAAATATCTGTTGGGCTGGAGAACCAAGTACAAGCACTGAAGAAGTCAGCTAAAGAGTTAGATCTCTTGGCTGCTGCCAACATGGGCGCTAATCAAGCCCAGCTAGACCACATCACTTCACTTCATCAAGCCATTGATGCTCACAAGCGTGAAGCAGAGGCCCAAGAAGAAGCCGCTCGCCAAGCTAAAGCCAAAGCAGACGAAGACAAACGTGCTTCTGACATCACCGCTAAAGCAATCCGACAGTTACAGTTTGAGGCTGATACCGCTGATAAGACTGCTGACGAGATACAGATTCTCAAGCTTAGGATGCAGGGTCTTAGCGATGAACAGATAGAGTCTGTTAGAGCAACACAACTAGCAACGGCAGAACTCAGGGGACAAGGTCAAGCAGCAGCAGGAACAGCTAAAGGTGGTCTAAGGCTGATGAGGGGTGGCTTAGGTCAATTAGGTCATCAAGTTCAGGACGTTGCGGTACAGCTTCAAATGGGGCAGAACGCCCTTCTCGTATTTGGACAGCAAGGTGGTCAGGTTGCGTCCTTATTTGGGCAAAATGGCGCAATGGTTGGTGCTCTATTGGCTGTCGGAGCAGCGCTAGGCACAGCATTCATGCCTAAGATTTTTGACTCAAAAGATGCACTAGAAGAGTTAAAGAAGACTGCCGAAGAAACGTCTAAAATATTAGATGTAAACTTCCTTAATGCGACTGCGAACATAGCAGAAGAGTTTGCAAAGCTGTCAGCAGAAAGCAAAGAACTTGCAGAATCTAGAATAAGACTTGCTTTAGTTACAGCAGTACAAGCAGCTTCTGAAGCTATGGATCAGTTTAGAGATTCTGCTGCTGATCTTAAATTCAAAGATATGGAGCAAGGTATAAACCATACCGCTGATGCTTTGTCTGTTATGTCAGGAAGGCTGAACATAAATAGAGATGAAGCAGAAAAGCTTCAGAATATGTATTTTGACTTATCTACTGGCGGCGACGAAGCCGCCGTCGCTCTTGCTGCATTCACTCAAGAGTTAGTCTTAGCTAGAGACGCATCGGACTTAGAAAACTTCGCTTTAATACAAATTAACAACACTTTGCAAGAGACCGTAGACGCAGTTAAAAGATCTACGACAACTCAAAATCTCTATAAAGATGCAATCAGCGGCACTATAGATGTTAAGAAAGAAGAAAATGATGTAATAGATGAGGCAATAGAAAAAGCCGCAGATATAAGAAAAGGCTTGGATGATGTCGTTGAAGGATATCATAAGCAGTTGATTGAATTGCAGTTGGGTGAAGAAGCGCTCATAAGATATAACCTGGCTCAACAAGGTGCTACAGAAGGTCAAATCAACTTAATCATGATGTTGAGGGCGCAAGTTGAAGCGCAAAGGGAAGCCAATCAAGAAGCAGAAGAAACAGCAGCCAAAGATCTAGCGGCAGCTAATGCTAAGGATTCTTTCGTTGAAGGAGTCATTGAGCAAGCAAATGCAATGGGCAAGTCATCTATAGCATTACTTAGAGAGCAAGCTGCTATTCATGGTGTTACTACTGAGTTGGATAAAGCCTTTACAAAACTAGAAGAGTTCAAGCAAGCTCAAGATGATGCATCAAGGCAAGAAAGAGTTGGCGGCAACGTAGAAGCTATTAGGCAGAGCTTAATGACAGAAGAAGAGATTCTTCTTCAATCGCATCAAAAGAAACTTGCTGATTTAGACGAAGCAATGTCGCAAGAAGATACGATGATATTTGATCATCAAGAATTGCGATTAAAACTTATTGCAGACTACGAAAAGAAGAAAGCCGATATACAAAAGAGGAATGGTAAGCAGGAAATATTGCGCGGGTCACAGTTGACCAGTTCAATGTTAGGTCAGTTAGGCGAGCAGTTTGCCGGTGTCCAAGCTGTAAACAAGAAGATGTTCGCAGCCCAGAAAGCATACAAGATAGCTAATGCTATTCAGAATACATATGACGCGGCTAACAACGCACTTTCATCGCCTTACCCATGGCCTCTTCCACAGGTGTTTGCAGCAACCGCTGTAGCCGCTGGTTTAGCTAACGTAGCAGCAATCAAGTCAACTTCATTTGAAGGTGGTGGTTTTACCGGCATGGGAGGCAGATCTGGCGGTGTAGATGGAAAGGGTGGTTTCCCTGCAATCCTTCACCCCAACGAAACAGTTATTGACCACACTAAAGGTCAATCTGGAGGGATAACGGTTATTAATAACGTAGACGCAAGCGGGGCTGATGCTAACGTAGATATGAAGATCCGAGCAGCAATGCAGCAGACATCACAACAGACGGTTGCGACAATCCAAGATTTGATGCGTAGAAGGCGTTTCGTATGACAACCTATAGTTTCCCATCAATAACGCCATCGTCCAGCACGTTTGAGCTGGTGACGAATACACGGACGTTTCAAAGCCCATTGACTAACGCGGTTCAGACGGTCGCTAGAAAAGGTTCGCTTTGGAAAGCATCGCTTCAGTTTAACAATCTTTCGGGTGATGATCGTGCAGTAATGCAAGCGTTCTTGACTAAGTTAAACGGTCAGCAGCATCGGTTCTTTTTGCCTGATCATTCCTATACTAAACGAGGCGCGGCGGCGACAGTAACAGTCAATGCGGGTGCATTTGTGAATGGTACTATTTACGTGATCACCGTGGTCGGAACAACTGATTTTACGGCTATCGGTGCGTCAGCAAACACCGTTGGGGTAGTATTTACGGCAACGGGTGCGGGATCTGGCACAGGGTCAGCGACTGCTAATAATCTATTCGTTGCTGGTGCTGGTCAGACTGGATCGACGCTAAACGTGGACAATGCTTCTTTGAATACGACGAACTATCTTCGTGCTGGTGATTACATC